AAGAGTTATAGATGTAAGGCCATGTGCTATAGAATCGTTATATGATATAGAGACTGCTAAGAATCATAATTTTGTAGCTAACGGCTACCTTGTCCATAATTCCGGGAAAGACGTTACGTTATGGCATCTTATATTGCGACAGGCATTAAAGAATGTAGGGGTATATTTCTACTGTCTACCAACCTATTCACAGGGCAAAACTGTCATATGGCAATCGATTCGTAATGACGGCTTACGGATAGTCGATATGGTCCCTGAAGATCTTATATACAAGAAAAATGAATCTAATATGTCTATTGAGCTACACAATGGTAGCATTATCAAGCTTGTTGGTAGTGACTCATATAATAAGTCTATTCGTGGCTCTAATCCTAAGGGGATAGTATTCTCGGAATATGCCCAAGCAGATCCTGAAGCTTTTAGAGTTGCATTGTCTATTGTGCAGAATAATAACGGGTTCATTATTATTCAGTCGACGCCGTTTGGTCATAACGATTTTTATTCCCTGTACAAAATAGCAAAAGAAGATCCGCAATGGTTCTGCCAAAAGCTTACAGTGGAAGATACTAAACATATATCTGAACAAGATATACAACATATGATAGACACTAACGTAATAAGTTACGAATTCTCAAGGCAAGAATATTATACGGATTTCAATATTGGTGCTACAGGATCGTTCTATGGACAATATCTTATTAAAGCACGTTTAGATGGCCGTGTAGGCGTTGTTCCCTATGAGACACACTATCCTACGTATACTGCTTGGGACCTTGGTGTCTCTGATTCCTGTGCAATAATATTCTTCCAGCTTTGTGAAGGGGGGGCTATCCATATAATTGACTACTACGAGAACAATAAGCTAGGTCTGGAGCATTATTGTAAGTATGTATTATCTAAGGATTATACCTATGCACAACATTTCGCTCCGTTCGATATTGGAGTGCAAGAATTCGGCTCAGGACTTACACGTTACCAGATGGCACAACGTATGGGTATAGAGTTCACTATTATACCTAAATCAGGGCTTCTTGATGGTATAGAGGTAGTCAGATGTACGTTTTCCAGATTCTATATTAATGAAGCTACATGTGAACGACTTATTAGCTGTATACAAAACTATTCACAAGAATGGGACACCAAGAATAATGTGTATAAACCTACACCCAAACACACCTCTTACAGTCATGGGGCAGACGCCCTTAGGTACCTAGCAAATTCGTTGAATCTCATAGAAAAAGAAACATCAGCAGAAGATTTACAAAAACGTTATCTCAAGGCAATGGCGGAAATGCATGGCGTACCATACAATCTAAATACCTATAGATATCGTTAGAAATATATTGTTGTTATAGAACCTATGTTCATACAATGCACATGATGGATATCGGCCTACTAAATTTTTTATATGGGGCCTGTCCTACGAAGCCTTGGCTAAGTAGGGATATTGTATGGAGTAGAAACAATGATATATTCTGATGAAACTTTTAACGCTGTTGATGAACGTAGTAGGCAACTGCTACAACGGATAGATAACTTTTATGAAGAGTCTATTCATTTCAACCAGTCGTTTCGGGCTGAAGCTCGTATTGATACTGAATTTCTTGCAGGCTCGCAAGAGTTTTATAATACTCTATACGGCCCGCTTGTTCCGTCACGTCGTAACAATTTCTTTTTCAATCATATAAGACCGATACATAACATGATCGTCGGTCGCCAAATGCAGAACCGTAAGACTACTATTGTTGTACCTAGGCAAAAAAGACCTATAGATCAGATTACATGCGACCAGCTCACCAAGGTTATGATGTGGGTACATGAAAAAGACAATATGTATTATACGATATCGCAGGCTTTCGCACAGGCTACAGCCATAGGCTTTTCCTTGATGCATATGTACATGGATTATAGAAATGATCCTGTATGTGGTGATATTAAGCTTGAATTATGCGGAAACAACGTTCTTATAGACCCTTATTTAACTAAAAAAGATCTTTCTGATTGTTCTGCTATATGGAAACGGACCTATATGACCCGTAGAGAGGCTATGAATCTGTTGCCACAGTATGCAGAAGATATTGCTACGTTACCCCCTGATACTGCACATAATAAGTTTATGCCTGAAAATCCTATGGGCGCACGGTATTATACAGGTCGTGTTGCGTATGATGAATTTTGGTATAGAGATTATAGACAGGCAACGTTCTTAATAGATGTTAATACACTCGATAAATACGAATGGTCTGGAAAAGACGAAGACCTTAACGAATATTTGTTTAGACATCCAAATATACAGGTTCAAAAAACTGAGGTTCCCACAGTAAACTGTGCTATCTCTGTTGAAGGTCATTGTTTCTATAATGAAAATATTAATGGACTCGACGTTTATCCTTTTATACCTATGTTCTGTTATTTTGATCCGTATATTGATGATTACTCATATAAATATCAAGGAATAGTCCGATCTTTAAGGTCTGCTCAGTACCTGTACAATCGCAGAATGATCTTAGAATTTGATCAGCTGGAATCCAGAGCGAATGCAGGGTTCATCTACCACGAGAACGCCTTAGTCGACAAAGAAAGCGTCTATAAAACAGGAAATGGTCGTGGTATAGCTGTGAAATCTAATGTCCCACTTTCTGAAGCTGCTATACCTATCCCAGCAGAATTTATACCACCTACTAACCAAGAACTGCGCAAAGATACCAAAGCAGAAATGAACCAGATATCAGGAGCGTCAGAGGAACTTCTCGGCGCAGCTTCTGACGATATAGCGGGTGTTCTTTCAAAGCTTAGACAAGGAGCTAACCTTGTAGCATTACAACCTGTGTTCGATAATGTTGATTTCTCACAGCAAATGGCAGGAGAAGTACAGCTTAAGCTAATACAGAAGAATTTCGCCTCAGGTAAGGTAAAAAATATTCTCGGTGATGAAGAGCCTACAGAACTGTTTAATAATCACGTATGGGGCGATTATGCCTGTGTAGTAGAAGAGGGAGTTTATACTTCTACACAGAAGCAGATGCAGTTCGTCCAGATGCTTGAACTTATTAAGATGGGTATCCAGATTCCACAAAGTGAGCTAATCAAAGCATCTACGCTACAGAACAAGAACGATATTATCGAAGCAATTAAGCAAACTGAAAAACAAGCAGCTGAACAACAACAACAACAGTTACAAGTGCAGATGGCGCAGATCCAAGCGCAAATTAATATGGCTAACGCTAAAGCTGATGCGGATAGAGGCCTTGCTATGGAACGTGCTTCTGAAGTTGTCCAGAATGAAGCGTCAACTGTTGAACGTAAAGCTGAGGCTAAGAAAGATGAGATACAGGCAATCTTGAACATGATCAAGTCTATGAAAGAGATTGAACAACTTGATGTTACCGAACTCGAATCGATTATCAGATTAAAAAATATGTTGTCTGGACCTGTAACCGCAGGACAGACAACACCATTACCAAGCGAGAATACCAATGCGCAGCAAACGGCAACGCAAAGCAGTAATAATAGCGGTACGCAAACCGCATAGAAAGAGAAAGTAACATTCTTAATAGAAAGGGCCATATATGGCAAAGAAAAACGGTTCAGCGTTCTACCTTGAACAAGCGAACAATCAGATGAGTCCATTGCCAAACGAGCCAATTAACAGACTCGTAGACAATCCTTATATGACTTCGCTACCTGAAGAGTATGTATGGAAACCAGTTGATGTTGATGCTCGTTTGAAAGAGCAACGTGCCAAGATCAAGAAAGCGTTCAAGCCTGGAAGGATCTAAGAATGCCTAGCATGCCAAGACCCAAAAAAACGTGTGATGAACTTTTTTATGATGTTCTTGGCGAGTCACCACAAATCAAGCAAAAAAAGACTCGTAAAGAGAAAAAACTTGATGAAATGGTCATAAAAAGCTGGTCATTATCACGTTATAGATACCGTTAATTGATGGGGGCTTTATGCCCCCATTTTCTGGGGAATTATGGAAAAAAATCTTTATAACGAAGCAAAAGAAGCTTTCTTAAAAGGCTCTAAGCCAGAATCTGTTGAAGATATCCATAAAGAATACGCACAGGCATATCGTAAGAAGCTTGATACTGAGATCGAAAAGGGTCTTAAGCTCTTTGATGGTGATTTCTATATACAGATGATGTTCTTTAGGGACAAGTCAATTAAGTTCGGCAACGTCTATAAAATACTCGGTAGACCATGCCGAGGTGTTCCTACACCTACCTATCTTAATGATATGTACAAATATCATAGAGCATCAGGAAAACTTGAGCTCTTATGGAGTATCCCTTCAGTAGTTGAATGTAATCTTATGCTACGCAACCGTAAGTATATAAAACCTCACGATTACCCATTGCTTAAAGAAGTACTCAGCTTCTGGGACGGAACTCATTTAAGACGTTGTAACGAAGAAAATGAATCAGTAGTAAGGAGACTCCAAAAATGATGGACATCGAAAAAGATCTAGAGCTGGTTAATACGCCAACAGAAACGCATGAGGATGCACAAAGTACACCTGAACCAGTAGATACACCTGTTGATGCTGAAGTTGAGCGCAGAGCGCAAAATATAGCTCAAGAACGCAACTTCAAGATGCTTCGTGAACAGAACGAAGAATATGCCCGTAAAATAAGAGAATATGAGGCTAAGTTCCGTGAACTTGAGATGGCTAAACAACAGGTTCATAACCCTGAACAATTTCTTTCTGATGACGATTTTGTAGATTACAAGGTCATTAAAAAAGAGAAACAAGAGCGTGAAGCTCAGTTAGCTGCTTTACAGAACCAGATGGCAGAGCTTGCTATTAAAGCTGAATGTCCTGATTTCTATCAGGTTGTAACAGAAGAATCTGTGAAACGTTTTGCTAAAGAGAACCCCGAGCTTGCCTATGTTATTAACAATACACAGGATTTTAAGGCTAAAGCATTGTCTACCTATTCGCTTATTAAAAAGATGGGGTACCATCAAGATAATACAGAAGATATAACTTCACGGATCCATGACAATACTAAAAGACCTAAAAGCTCTAGCACATTAAAAAATACCGATAGCGCATTGAATGAAGCACACTTATTCGAACGTGGATTATCTCAAAAAGAAAAAGACGCTCGTGCGAGATTAATGCAGTATTATATGCGTGGCAATAAATAACCTATTCCCCTGAAGGTGAGTTTATCATTCGATAACTCACCTTTTTCTTGCATATATCGTTTCTATGTATCCAGAATTGTTGTGACAGATACGCAGACTCGTCACCTGCACAGGCTGATACGGACCTCGCCAGTCCCCGACTGATTGTAGCGGTTTCGTCAACCGTGAACAGAGTTAGATGTATTCAAGGAGCCAATAATGGCGACAATGAACACGGGGAATTTACCACCAGCGGTGGCTCAGAATCTTAATAAAAACTTATTAAGTACCCCAACAAAACAACAAATTTATTGCGCTGCCGCTAGTCGTATGACCATGGATAAAAACAGTGGCGATACGATGAGATTTAAACGATGGAATAAACTTCCATCAGCGACAGCACCACTCGATGACGGTATTAACCCAGCACCAAATGATATCTCGTGCATTTACGTAGATGCTAAGTTGAGCACCTATGGAGCTTGGATTGCCGTTACCGATACAGTAGTACTCGTCAACGAAGATCCCGTTCTTAACGGTATCGTATGGCAACAGGGTATCCAGTTGCGTAATACAGAAGATGATCTTGCAGCAGCTATGTTAGGAGCATGCGCCAACCGTATCGACTGTACCCACGGTCTTAATGGAGACCTTCCTACCAATATCACTGCACAGGACTGCTTAGATGCGACAACTATGCTCCAAATGGCTGACGCAGACACTATTATGGAGATGAATGAAGCAGAGATGCGCATTGGCACAGGACCTACATACGATGCATATATGTGCTTCGGAAACACGATGATGGGTTCTCAGCTTATGGCCATACCTGGATATCTTCCTAAGTATAACTACCCTTCGCAAGCTAATACCCTTCGTGCTGAACATGGATCTTATGCATATGCCCGTTTCTTCTTAAGTTCAGGCGGCATTATGCGTAAAAATGCTTCCATAAACGGAAACGATGTCTATGACATGATTTATGTCGGACACGAATCATACGGTATTGTTGACCAGGACGGTATGCATGCACAATTCTTGTATACACCACCTTGGGTAGCGGGAGGGCCATTGCAATTAGAAGCCCATATGGGTTGGAAGACACGTATGGCTACTGTTATCTTCAATGATGAATGGTTAGTCCGTCAATCTTGCACATTGAGCTTATAAAGGAGACATCATGATATATCCAATGAGT